TTTCCATAATTTACTATTGTTTAAAATTGAATTATACCCGATATGATATAATATTACTTAATTACCTAAAAAATATACCCGTAATGATATAAACTAAATGAACAAACCAAGTACATAATACTAATAGCTTTGGATATTTCACACAATCTGTTCTTATGATTGCTCCCATAATAAACATAACTGAATGAAATAATCCTCTTAATATGTCCAAATTACATTCTGTGATTTATCTAAATCTGAATCTACGTGAATAAATGTATCTGCTATTCCTATACGATTAAATCCAACTGCTAATAAAGCATCTAATATTAAAAAGCGTGTTCTACTATCCTTTGCACTTATATCTACTGCTAAACCTTTAATATGACTTGATGAAGGGTTTTTAATTGATAAAGGGTGTTCTGGACTTCTGTAAGCAGAATTAATAATAAAAGGTATATTAGCATATTCTCTTGCCTCATCTAATTTAGCAAGAAAATCAACATTCATATTCTCCTCTATATTCTTAAAGTACTTACTCATTCTTTTTTGATAGTTTAAAAATCTTTAAAACAGTATAAACAATAGTAACTGTTAGTAATGTTAATTTTAACCACATCTCAACATCTGTAAAACTTACTGAAAACGCAGCAAAGTTTATAAATCCCATTTTCAAATCATTCATATCCATAGCAGCAGATTGTTAAAATTTCAAGTCTTGGTATTTAAGACCTAAAAATCCGTGTATTCCTTCGTTTTCAATATCCACCTCATAAGACTTCCAACCATAAGGATGGTCTATTTCTTCATTCTCATCAGCTTCTAAATCTCTCCAAAGAACATCTACTAAATAACCTTCTCCGAATACTGTTTCAGATATTACTTCTTCTTCATCATATACTGCTTTTTCTAAAACCTCATAACCAAGTTTTGTGATAGTATGTTTGTGTGTTGGATAGTTGTTACCATTTTCATCTTGTTCTATCCCTAAACCTTCTATTTTAGATTCTGCTTGTTCTTTTGAATTGAATCTGTATTTACCTATATTTAATCCCATAATTTATATTGTTGTTAATGTTATTAGTTCAGCATCTGTTAATGCAGTATTATAAACTCTTAAATCTTTTGTTTTTACGTGAAATCTACTACTTCCTGCACCGCTATCAAAACCTAACCTATTTAATCCACTTGGCACAGTTGCAGTTGTGTTTGTTGTTGAAATTTGATTTCCGTTTACAAATAGTTTAGAGTTATTATCTTCGTATTTAATTGCTGCTTTTATAAAATCAGTTGCATCTGTTGGTGTAAAATCTTGAATAAACTCTCCACCAATACTTGCATAAACATCATTACTTGAATCAAAACCTATAAAAATTCTATTTACAGAACCTCCATCACTTAAAGAAAAAACTCTAAAAGTATTATCTTCATTACTCAAAGCAGCAAATTCAGCATACAATACTCCTGATGTTGAACTTATATAAGAACTTAAACCATCTTTAAAAGCTGAATCTACACCTCTTGATGCTGGTTGAATTGTTGTTGGAATATATGAAGTTGCGTATGGTAAAGCTTCGAATTGTGCTCCCCAAACATAAATACCATTTACACCATCTCCAATATCATCTGTATAATCATTGTTTTTAAAATGCCATACATAAGATTTTACTGTTGCTGTTGCTGTGGGTTTAAATGAAATAGAAACTCTCCACCAACCTGATTCATACTCTTTTATAGAATAACTTGTATCTGTATAGTTTCCCTTAATAGACTCTCTTATCATAGAGCCATTATTCAAATCAAAACTGTAACTTACTTCATTGTTATTTACACCGTCAATTAACACGGTAGTATTATAAAGTTCTGCTTTTTTTACAAATACAGAATAAGTGTAAAATATCCCTGCTGTTAGATTTACTTCCCTTCTTAACCCTGCACCAACTGCTGAAGCGTTTACACCGTTATCAACAACTAATTTATAACCACTATTTGTTCCATCTGGACTTAATATGCCTCCAGTTGCTACTGAATTTGACTTAACCCAATCAGATTCACTAAAATCTTGACTATAGTTAAATAGATTAGTACTTGCAGGTTCTAATAATAGACTTGGACAACTCCCATCAGAATAATCCAATCTCGGTATATCTGTTGCTAATTGTTCTATTAAACCGTTTTTATTTACCCTTGTACCTATATTATTTCTATCAAAGGTAAAATCTCCATCTCCATTTGTAGGAAGTACAGAATAAACCTTTTGAGCCTTATAACCACTTGGTATCATTGTTATACTTGGTGTTGCCATATTTTATTTATTATATTATTTATTATTTTATTAAAGCGTTACACATTCTAAACTTTCTATTATTCCTCCATCCCATAAAACTCTATCATTAAATATTCTTGATATATTTGGTGTTGTTAAACAAGTTAGTTCTGCATCTGTTAATGCTTCTTGAAATACTGCTACGCATTTTACTTTTCCATAAAAATTGTTAGCTAAACCATCATCAAATGATAATCTATTTAAACCACTTGGTACAGTTGCAGTTGTATTTATTGTTCCTACTTGAACACCATTTATAAACAGTTTACAGTTATTATCTTCATACTTTATCGCTACTTTATGAAAATCTGTTGCATCTGTTGGCGTAAAATATGCAATAGACTGCGAACCTACATAAGCATAAATATTATTTATATTAGTAAACCCTACAAAAACAAACTCTCCAGAATTACCATTACTTAAAGCAATTACTCTATAAGTACTATCTTCATTAGTTAAAGCCGCTATCTCTGCATATAATACCCCTTCTGTTGAGCTTATTAAATCACTACTACCTGCATCTGTTGCTATATCTGCTGCTCTTGTTTGTATGTCACCACTTGTAGGAATGTATGAAGTTGCGTATTGTCTTGTAGCGTGTGATTCTGCTTGAAGTCCGTATATGTATACTCCATTTGTTCCATCTCTTGTAATAGCACCCACATCATTAATTGTAGCTAATCTAAATTGAATTGCTCCTTGTACATCCGTTGTTGTTTGGAATGTAACTGATATCCTATACCAACCATTTCCATAATCATCAATACTTGCAGTAACATCTGCACCAACATTTCCTAAAGTTCCATTTGAAATATTAAAATATGTACTTTGTGCTGTAAAATCATAACCTGCTAAACTTATATAAAACCAATCATTATCACCTTGTTTTTTAACAAATAAAGAAACTGTATTATAGTTTTCAGAAATTACTTTTGTACTAAAATAACGCAAAGAAACTACACCTGTATTTCCATCATTATTATCTGCTAATTCCCAAGCGTTATTAGTGCCATCAGGAGAAGTAGCTTGTGCAGATGTTAAAATGCCATTATCAACACCTGGAAGTGAACTTAAAACAAATAAATCACCAGTTGTAAAATCATTTGAATCAGTTGCAGTATTTAAAGCCTCTGGCTCTAATAATAAACTACCACTACCACCTAAATAATCTATTCTCGGTAAATCAACTCCTATGTTTTCTATATTACCACTTGCATTTACTCTTGTTCCTGCATCGTTTCTTGTAAATGTGAAATCAGCATCTATTACTTCTTTTATTGATGCATTGTCTATTGAGCCAATGAAATTACTTGCACCTCTTAACGTAAGAAATGCACCAACTGCCTTTCCATAAACAGTATATGTAGTATTTGCTTCAATATTATTTATGAAAATTGCACTACCTCCAAGAGAGTAACTAAAATTACCACCATTTGAATCTAATACATCAAATGTTAATTTATATTTTTTACCAACAGTTAAAACACTATTTTGTCTTAGGTCAGATGCACCACCTATATTAAAATCAAAAGATGCCTTACCATCTCCGATTGACCAACTACTACCATAAGTCCAATCACTATCAGTTGCAAAATCTCCATTAACAACTAATTCACTTCCTAAAGTCTGCTCTGGCTTAACACTATGTAAAACCCCTTCACTATATGCAGTTGGTGTTGTTATTATACTCGCTTTTTCTAATAAATTACTCATTATTCACAGTTTTCTAAATCAGTTAATATTGCAAGTGAAGAAGTTGCATTCTCATAATACGTTGCTCTTGCCTCTAATAAACCTAAAAGTCTTGACCCTTCACTCGGAAAAGCATATTCATAATAAATATTTCCCCAACCAGTTGCAGTTGGACTACCCCACCAAGAACTGTTATATATTTCGTTTGCCATTTTTCTCTTTTTTAATCTCTTTACTAAAACTATTATAAAAAGTATTTAGCTTTATTATGTTAACTGTTTTTGTCTTATATGTCTTTTTTTTACTATCCATTATAAAACAAAACTTGAAAAATCATTAGCGTCTTTATCAGGGTACATATCTCCATTACTATTGTTATTGTACTCAGGATACTTATTACTATTAAAACAGATATAATCTAAGAACCTCTTAGTATAAAATTCTGCTCTATCATTTATCTTACTCATCATTCTATCTACATCACTATAATTAACAGAGTCAGAGTCTTCCCCTCTATGCTTCGATATACCTCCATTATCGATTTTAAACATAGAGAAAGGAAAGTACTCTGCTTGAGTAAACCATATTAACATTGGCTTAATATAAACGTCTCTAAGGCTCTTATAATCACTATTAGCAGGTAAGTCTATATCTCCCGATATTATCAAAGCTTGTAACTTATCATATAAATTACCACCTAAATAATTTTGGATATGTATATCCTGTGCTACCTCAATAAAGTGAATTAGCTTGTCAGCATCAGTACTACCACTAATTATTGACTTAGCCTTTAAATCTTGTATTGTTATGAATAATGCTTTCATATACCTAAAGTCTTTTTTATTTTATTTAAAGTACTTCGATAAGCACCTTTATCTGCTCTGTCTATCATTCTTTCTCCCATCTCACTTGGATTGTTAGGTTCTTTTAAACCATCTCCATAAGCATTAGCTGAATCAACTTGCTTACCATCTTTCTTTTTGTAAACCCTTAATTGCCAATAGTGGTGGCAGTTTTTTCCGCCCTTATATTTTAGTAAACTATAGTTTCTGCCTTTATGACCTAACTCCTTGTTTACACCTCTAAAAGACATCATATTAATATCTTCCTTTCTAAATACTACTTTTCTACCCGTTAGTAACTCCATTCTCTTACAGAAATCTCTACTGTTCGGAGACTTTCTCTCTGGCATATAAGCATATCTTATTTTATACACACCATCGTCTTCTGAAGATTCTTTATCAGAATACTTGATTTCAGCCATTTTAACGGACTCATTCTCGTCTTGGTATATCTCACTATGGATTACCTCCCAATCATCGCTTAAAACCTCTCCTAAAGCTTCTAATTGATTAATCATATCATCTCCTTCATCTTCAGAAAAGTCTTTATTGTCTTCAGCAGATAATTTCTCTCCTGTTTCTTCTTCTTTTCTAATTTTAGTAGATACGTTATCTAACTCTGTAAATTCGATTGGTTGTAAAGTTACGAAGTATAAATCTTGATATATCTTGTTAAATTCAAGTATCTCTGTTAATCCGTAGATAATACCATCTTGAAATGGTCTGATAATAACGTTATCCATTAGTACAGATGCAGTTCTTAATTCTTCTGCATTATTACCAAAACCTGTATTGTCTTTAATACCTAAAAGTATTGGAGATACAATTCCGTGTCCTAACATTATCTTCTCTCTTGCCTCATCAGATAAGAATTGATATTGAGCGTGAGCATCTGGTAAGTGTATAGCCTCTATATCAGCTTTAGTTTCTGCTGATTCGTTAAAAGCAATAATAGCTTTACCACTATTAGAACTTCCACTAAACTTCTGATTAATCTTACTCTCTATTGCTTGTTGAGTCTCAGAATTAGGTATCCCATTGTTAAAGTTTACAAATAAACTCGGTTGTAAGCCATTTTCGATATTCGATAAATGATAGTTAGATACCTCTGCTTCTAACTCACTATATTGTAAAGATGCTTGATAATCTACTGTAGAGTAGTAATAAAAACCACTTCTATAAGGTTTAAATACATAAAGCTCGTTTACTTGAGATTTACTACCATTACCAAATGTAGGTATTCTTTTAGGATTATCTGAGTTCTTACAGTCTTTCCAAGAAGGATGATAGTAATAAGCCTTTATAACACCTTTAGTAGCTTTCTCTGCTCTAAGGGTCTCCATAGGAAAGTGAGATACCTTTAGTATCTTTGTTTTAGCTTTATTGTATGTTAGTTGCATAACACCTTGACCTAATAACTTATAGTCATTAACAAGTCTTCTAACCTCTCTTGGTCTAAGCAATTTCTTCATTCTAACATAATCTTCAGGAAACAAGTCTGAATTAGTAGACTCTAAACCTCTACCATAAATCATATCAACAATACCGTTAATACATCTACCATTAGTAGGGCTATCAAGATACCTATCTATAAGATTATCAAAATAATCATTATCATCTCCAAATGCAACCCACTCTTTATTGTGAACCTCTTTGATTGTAGGAACTTGGTAAGAAGACATATTGACAACTCTAATGCTATCTTTATATTCTTTACTAACTGTATTTTTCTTATTTGAACTCATTATATTATGTATGTGTTATCATCTACTGTACTATAAGGCTTGTATATTGTGCCATTACCTATCTCGTGTTTCTCAGTTACTCTTTCTGAAGCAGTCTGAGATGTTACGTATATCTTATCTCTATACCAAAGCTCACTATCTTTAGTTATCTCTAAATAATAAGTAGAGTCTTCTTCAAGAATTGTTGGATTAAATACAACATTAGTAAAGTTAGGAATACCACTTATAGAAAGATTTGTTATTGTCTCTTCTTTACCATCTCCATCTCTTCTTATATTCATAGAATAATCTCTACTTTGAAATACTGTTAAACAAGTAGATTCTTCGTAAATTCCATTATCAGACAAAACTCTTCCCTCGAAGCTATTGGTAAACAAAGTTCTTGGTGCAATCGTAATTGTCTTCTCTCCTGATGTCGGTTGTAATATTAACATACTATGATAACTAAATAATTTATTTTTGTTTTATTTAATAAAAAAACCCCACCAAAATGGTAGGGTTTAGTTTAATTGAATTGTTAAGGATTAAGGTGTAGGTACAATAGTAAATCCTGCAGCAACAATGTTTTCAACAGGGGTGTTTCCATCAGCAGCAACGGTAATAAAATTAGCAGGTGCTTTTTCCATACCTGTAAAAGTCAAAGTATATCCACTCATATCAGCCATAGCTCCACCTGTTACTACAGTACCTCCTGTTACGTCAGCACCATACTCAGCTCCAGCTAAGAATACATTTCCGTTATTGTCTTCGATAAGAATGTTTGGTCTGTTGAAAGATAATAATTTAATAGTATTGTGGTCTTCTTTAGTTAATTTTTTAAGTGTCA